GAGGGTCGAGGGAGCATGATGAGCGAGCCGATCGAGTTTACCTTCATCATAGCAGTCGATGAGTCAATAGAGCCGTCATATCGCGTCATAGGAGAGATTCTGAGCGAGGATGGGGCCATGGCTACGGTCACGGCTGAGTTCGACAGTCTGGAGGCGGCAGAGGGGTGCTATTCAGCCCATGAGGAGACTGCCGTCAAGCGTGATTTCAGGTGCATATCTCGCAACGCCATTCCCAAGGAGGAGGACTCATGGATCACCATGTCGAGATGGAGGTCTAACAAATGACAAAGCAGGGCTATTTCAAAGAGGAGTGGACGGCCCCCCAAAAAAAGAAGTATCATCCACCACATCGACGAAAGCAGATGAGGGAGGAGTATCTCCAGAGGAGGCTCGGCATAGGTCTGGCTAAGAAGCGAAGATGTTCCTGTTGCGATGGCACGGGATTCATCATCGAGGAGTTACCATACAAAGAGCAGAGGGCAATCTTAGACGCCAGACTAGAGGATCGAAGACGAAGACGGAAGGAGGAGGAGGAATGACCGATCTGCCATCATGGGCCGACGCCGCGAAGAAGATAGAGGGAGTCGAGGTTCTGGATAAGCCACGTTGGAAGGACGGTGAGCCATGCCCGGACTGTGGCCGCGTGGATGAGGGATGCAAGCACCCAGAGGCAGAGGGAGAGTTGCCGGGGAGGATAGTGTGCTATGACTGTTGGACCGTCCTCCATGGTGGCCTAGAGGAGGGGGAGGAGTGGGTGTGCAAGACCTGCTGTCACTTCGATTACCCTCTGGTCAGGCGGCTACCCTAGTAAGGATTCATAACGATACACCAGTCTGTGGGGTCGATGGTTCAGTCGAGTCGCCCCCTGCTAATCCCCCTGTTCGTGGTTGCGATCGACTGGACTATCCTATACAATCAAGGGAGTATGTATCATGTATAGGGCGTGTCAATGCAACAAGCCCGGTTGCTCTAACTGGAGTCCATCTCCCGCCGCATTGTGCTTCTATTGCAGGACGTGGGGGGAGACTGAGGATGCTTGAGGTAATGGCGACCAGTCCAGAGCAAGCAGAGGCGAATTGGGAGTTAATCAAGGGCATGGCCGCGTGGGGTGGAGTCGCTCTGCTGTGGCTCTATCTCTATGTCAAGGTCAAAGAAATCCTGAGATGAAGAGGCTATAAAAACAGAGTCCGACATGGACACTTTGGGCCTATTACCAAACACCATCATGGATCGTAGCATTGATGGTGGGAGGGAGGGGTGGCCCAGAGGTTTTGAAGCGACTGCTTGCGTAGGGCGGATACTCCTCGCTTGTTTCCCTCTTCATGTACCCCTCCTTCCACCAATCTGTCGCTCGGAGGTTTATATGTGAATGCGATGTTGTGTCATCAAGAGGTGAAAAAGAATGAAGACATACAGAGGCGGATGGAGATTTACCATGACCTGCTCATCAGAGGAGGACGCAAACAGGCTCATGGATGACATGATCGAGAAGAATGCTGACACGCTGTTCAGGGACTATCGGTACAGAGCCGTTCTGGTAAGGACGGACGGAGAGTACGAGTCATGGAGAATCGACACGCTAATCCCTAAGAAGAGATGGTATGACTCGTGATTTGTCGGCGGGATTAAATGTCAATCCTGTCAGCACCGACGTTATGAACAACGTGCCACAAGGCAACCAACCGATATTCATAATGAAGGAGGGGACGGAGCGAATCAGGGGAAAGCCCGCCCAGAGCAACAACATCGCGGCGGCTAAGGCCGTTGCTGAAACCGTGAGATCGACGCTCGGCCCAGAGGGAGCCGACAAGATGCTAGTGGACCCATCAGGAGATGTGGTCATCACCAACGACGGAGCCACGATACTGAACAGGCTAGACGTTGAACACCCTGCCGCGAAACTCATCATAGAGGTATCCGAAACCCAAGAGCAGGAGGCGCATGATGGAACCACGTCAGCCGCCGTTCTGGTGGGAGCCATTCTGGAACGTGCGGAGGATCTGCTAGACGATAGCATACATCAGACAATCATATGCAGGGGCTTCAAGGAGGCTCATGACCTAGCCAAGGACGAATTAGCCACATTGGGATGGGAGGCCACAGAGGAGGACTTGACTAGCGTCGCCATGACTAGCCTGACTGGCAAGAGTGCGGAGGGAGCGGCAGAGGTAATCTCAGCAATGTGCGTCGAGGCCGTCCAGACAATAGGTGATGAGGGTACGTTAGATGACATCATGGTAGCCTCATTCTCTGGTGGGACGTATGATGAGTCCGCATTGATTCATGGTGTCCTCATAGAGAAGGAGCGAGCGCACAGCGAGATGCCCGCGAGCCTGAATGACGCTCATGTCCTACTGGTCACAGAGGAGATTGGCATCAAGGAGTCAAAGTTCGACACGACGCTCAACATCAACAACCCGGATCAGGTCAAGGACTTCTTGGCTCAAGAGGAGGAGATGCTCAAGGCGATGTGCGCGGAGATAATATCAACAGGTGCTAATGCGGTGTTCTGCCAGAAGGAGGTGGACGATCTCGCAATGCACTATCTGGCAAAGGCCGGAATCTTCTGTCTAAAGCGCGTGAAGAAGAGTAGGATGGAGGCACTCAAGAAGGCAACGGGCGCGAGGTTCGTCAATGGCTTGGAGGGGATAGACCCGGAGGACATGGGACTGGCCTCTAGTATTGAGGAGGTCAAGTTTGGAGACTATCATTGCACGGTCTTGAAATCTGATAGGACGACGAGCGTCACCGCCGTGCTTCGTGGTAGCACCGGCCACTCCCTAGATGAGATAGAGAGGGCATGGGACGACGCCATGGGCGTGGTTTTCCTGAGTGCTAGGGCCAAGAAACTGGTTGCAGGAGGTGGAGGGGTGTATGCCCACCTAGCCCGACATCTAAGGTTGAAGGCCGCTACCATGGGAGACAGAAAGGGAATGGCAATCTCCGCTTTCAGCGACGCTCTGGAATCGATACCGAAGACTCTGGCGGAGAACGCCGGGATCGATCCGGTCGATGCAGTCCTTGCGCTACGCAAAGCAGAGAGCGCGGACTACGGGATAAACACACAAGGGGATGTGGTGAACATGAGGGATGCGAAGGTCATAGAGCCACACAAGGTAGTGTGGACAGCACTTGGCTCCGCTACCGAAGCCGCCATCATGATTCTAAGAATAGACGACGTGATTAGTATGAAGGCAGGTGACGGGGGTATGCCACCAATGCCGGGGATGATGGGTTGAGTCCCTTCAAGAGAATCATGACTGGAAAGACAAAGCGGCTACGGCTCAAGATCGTGAAGCACCTTGAGAAGAAGGGGCCGCAAACGACACAGCAGATTTTCGACCACATCAACAAATCGTCCTATGGTGGAACCACATTACAGCAGACCACCAATGTCCTATCGAAAGACCCCCGGTTCAGAGCGATCGGTTTCGTCCAGACCAAATCACCCATCGAGAACCAGAGGTACAACATACAGGTCTGGGACTTGACGTTGGATTACAAGGACTGGTCATGATGAAGCCATACGCTCGCAGACACAAGAAGAGAGGCCCCGCTCGCAAGCCTGAGAATTACAGGCAATGCAGGGATTGCAAGAAGCACAACATCAGGACGCAATCCAAGGATACTGTTGTCCGATGTGGAAGATGCGCTAGACTCAGGAGAGAGGCCAACGGATGGCGAATGCAAGCGCACCCCCACATCACGGATCATGGTGTTATTCCTCCTCGTCCTCAGTCAGAGGATCACCCCCTCTTGAATCAGATAATAGATAGCACCGACTGACACACCCAACTGAAAGGCGGCTCCAAATCCGGCCTTCACGGCTGAAAATAGGACATCCATGACCTTCTGTCGGCGGGCCTTTCTTGCCTCGCATACGTCACAATTTCTCACTTTGTTCACCTCCCTTTTCTTTTGCCTACTATGAACGGAGTGTCGGATTGGTTTGCCAGAGGGAGTTACTGGATTGTCATTCAGTAGTTTCAATGTCTCCTCAAGACTCATGTCCAACCTACACCAATTACAGATGCGGCGGTCATAGGTTGTCTTGCCACATTTCACACAATCATATCGTATTCGTTTCATGTTCTTCCCCCAAGTGCTTTCGTTCACAAAATAGGTTCGATTCTCGCTCATGCAGTTTCGATTCTATTTCGATCATAAATGCACGTTGTATATCAAAAAATAGGCATTTTTTAGCCAAAATGGCTCGCAGTACCCCGTTTTTGGGCAGAAGCCTTTATGGTCAAATACCGACTCGTTAATTTTACCGAGGCAAAATTGGCCCGGTTTATGGAAGTGAAAAAATGAGTGAAAAGAAGAAGAAAAATGAAGCAAAACAGAGTGAGGTGCTTTTGGGCATCTGTCGAAAGTGCGGTGGATCGACCGGACCATGGGGAGCCTTGATGAACGATGCTTGCAGGTGTAAGAGATGAGTGATGGACAGATTAGCAAGGGCAGGGCAGTAAGCATCACGCACGTCGAGTACGAAATCCTCCAACACATAGGACGCGAGATTGACCTGAGCGGACTCATGTCCCAGATGATACCGAGGGGAGACAAGGTTGCGGAGAAGAGATTCAGGAAGGGAGCAGAGAACATCACCGGCTACCTGCTGAACATGGTTCAGAGGAGAAAGCACAGGCTACCTGAGAACCACGTCGATTACGAGCCAAAGGGGGACGAGTGAATGTCAAAGGTAAGACTCTCCTTGAGTGCGTTTCAATGCGAGGTAGTCGATCACTACATGGGTGTGGATCATATGTATTATGAGGAACAGGAGGGATACTCAAGCATTAGGAAGGCACTTGGACTAGAGGATGCAGTCTATCCTCAGAATAATGAGGAACATGATGCCTGTGACTTGCATCCGATACTTTGGGGGGCAAGGGAGTGGTTAGGTAATCTAGCAAGTGGTGTACGTCTTGACCCGCCAATCTCTGTCTGGAAGAAGGCGTATGGTCGTCACGTTATGGAGTATCAAACCTACAAAGCCCGAACCCGCATCGTGCCGGACAATTACATCCTTGCTGTTGCATGGCTTCTTGAAGACGTAATAGACGGAAGCACCATGCTGAACAATGGGGAAGCAATGTCAGAGGAATGGGGCGTTGAGGAGGACTTGGCGTGGGCAATGCTTGAGAAATCCACAAATGCGTTTTGGAGAAAGGTCGAGCAGTTGAGGGAATCACAAGAGGAGAAGGAGTGAATGGCTACATTGCCCCTATGCCAGAGATGCAGGATGAGGAACGTATTCTTCAAGAGAGAGATATACTGCGAGGTTTGTCTGAACCAGAGGCCATGGACGATACCAGAGGAGCAATCATAAGCGAAACGCCCCTTTGCTAATCATGCCCGTGTGTTTCAGGTGCAGAAAGGACATCAATACTAGGAATACCAAATCATCAGTCTCGCAAGCGACTCGCAAGAGATGGTACTGTGGCAAGTGCTACCTGTTGAACATGAAGGAGAAGCGATCTGGTATGGTCGCATATCACAAGCGGAAGTAGGTTCAAATACTACCCCCACTCATGAAGTATTCCCCGATGAGGGCTAGGAGACAATAGAATGAGCAAAGCAAAGATAGGAAAGCAGTTGAAAGAACAGTTTGGTGAGGGTAACATACCCGTTGAGTTGATCGCTCTGGAACCGATAGGTGCAGAGGTGAAGAGACTCATCCATGAGCAGATGGAAGTCACGGGTGAGCGCGTTTACTTCTCACAAGAGGAGCGTAAGGGCATGAACCCATTGAGGACTGTCGGGCAGACGGACTTGGAGGTGACTGTGAATGGTGTCACACTCAAGGTCCGCCAAGCAGAGGACGACAAGCCATCAGTCGTGATACCCGTGGGCAAGAGCGATGTCACGACGACCATGGCTCTAGATCACAAATACAATTACTCCTTCTTGATTGCCAGTCTGCGTCACGCATTCGGCGGCAACATGGACAGGGTTCAGGAGGTAGTGAACTTGCTGAACGAGGTTCAGGACGAGGCCATGGTCACTAACGAGTCTGGTCGCACATCCATAGACAAGGCACAGTTGCCAGACATCCAAGACAAGGAGCGCATAGACGCTATGGTTGAATCACTCACACGCAGAGTCAAGTCCCGTTCCAAGGGTACGATTCAGACCAACGTCAGCGTTACCGTCGAGGGACTAGAGACACCAGTCGCTAGTCCAGTCACAAGATCAGACATCATTGCTACTCCAACCCATGAGTCACCCACCTCGGATCCGGTTGTTCACCCGACCGAGGAGATGCCTCCTAGCATAGTAGTCATGGGAGGAGAGGGACAGACTGTTCAGTCCATCACATCCGAGGAGGGTGTGGGGGTCGAGGGTGACGCCCCCGCATTCTCCGCCATAGTCAAGCAGAGGGAGCAGATTACGGACGCGCTCAGTAGCGTCCTGTCTCTAGGCGACCTGACTATCGGTGCAGTACGCAAGGGCATGGCGGAGTTAGGCCTCAACGACGACGACTGGAGGCCACGCTTCGACGCACTACTCAAGGCAGGTTGGATTGTCACCAACGGAGCGAGCGGTCGCTCCTGCCGCTACAATTGGATGGGGGACGAGTGAATGGTGACAATAGAAATGACCGAGGACAATTACATACTCAAAGTATCATCACACGGAAAAGAAGTTGATTACAAAATCGTCTATGTGAAGGAGGTCGAGTGAATGTCATACACATACGATCGGTACGGATACATCCAAGCAGAGCAGACCGGGGAGAAATACATCCTGATGGCATCAGGAGAGAAGTACGGCACTCATGAGTTGAAGAAGCCCTTGAAGTGGTCCGACCCTATTACTGGTGTGACTGTAATCAAGTCGAGGACAGGACTGAGATACACGGTCAAGAACAGATACGGCACGGCGATATACACTCTCAAGGGCGCGGATCGAGCAGAGAGGAATGCCTTCGTCGATAGGATGTTGGCAGGGGTCAATCAGGTGCTTGATATACCCTCATACGCAGATAGGGAGGAGGAGTGACCATGCCTAACAGCAGACAGAGAGCCGCACAGAGATACCGCTACAACATGAAATTCAAGGCACGACGCAAGGCAGACCCGCCTCACATCATGAGTGCCAAGGCACTAGCGAAGAATCGCGTCGAGGCACTACTAGATCAGGAGGAGGAGTAGCATGGGTGACTTACCAAAGAAGGCATGGATATTCTATCAGCGAAGCGAGGCCTATCCTCATCCCATTGTCGAGGTCGAACCCAAAGATGGGGAGGACTTCACGTTAGAGGAATTGCAGGGATTCGTTGAGGGTCCGATCGAAAAGATACCCATCCCCGGACACATCATCTTTGCAAATGAGATGGCCTCGTTGAGTGATAAGTTCCAGACCAATGCACGTTTCGTAACATACTTCCAGAAATTGCTTTTCACCAATGTCCTCATGACTGAAAAACTCATTGCGGGCAATGTCATTGTGATGGATACCCCTGCCTTGAGAGAGGAAGAGGACATCATGCACTACATTGATGTCGTAGCGGTGGAGGCGTGATAAGATGCCAAGCAGAAAAATAGCAGTAGGCAGATTGCGAGATGAGTTGGAGAGTATTCTGGGAAAAATAAGATGGCTTTATCATGAGGATGATTCCTTTGATGTGTTCGCTGACAGGGTTGATGAGATGGAAACAAGCGAAATAATTCACGTCCGAGAAATAATAAAAGAAGTAAACGCACTATTACCAAAGAGGGGATTTTGATGAAGGACTCAGACTACCCACAGCACCCAGAGGAGTACCTGCCCGCATGGGTTACTGATCTATGTGACTGCCCAATCTGCGACCATCCAATCATCCCAGACCACCGCGAGGAGGAGTGGGGTGGCGAGAGGTGCGCGTGTGAGGAGGTGGAAGCATGAATCCCATCGATCGTGCCTATGATGCCGTAAGAGGAATGGAACGTGCAGTATCAGGTCTGATGCTAGTCGCGTACTCATGGCTAGGACAGGATCAGCATGGGAATGCCATTCGGGTCATTGACAACACCATCAAGCAAATCGAACACAACCCTCGTTTCAATTCGTTGGTGGAAATCCTAACTAGAATCTCAGAACGAATAGAGGACGGTCAAGCATCAGAGTCTAGGGAGATTCTCCGTGAGTTGATTACCAAGATGGGCGACGAGTTTCACCGAGAGATAATCGCAAGACAGGAGATGGCATGATGGGAGATTGGGTAGGAATCAAAATCACTCTAAGGAACGTCGCGTCCTTTCGCAGAGACAGAGTGCCGGATCTCATGGAGGACTTGGCCCAACTGATGGCTAACTACGGGTTGAGCATGAAACTGACTGAGAAGGTCGGCGCGATTTGCTCCTCAAATCACGTTTACATGGGCGATCACTTCGGTAGGGTAATCACCGCCAAGAAAGAGGAGGAGGAGTGATATGACTGACATTCCAGATATAGTAAAGAGAGGCAGAGAGACTCTATTGAGTAAAACGGTTGAGTATTTGCCTTATCTCACTTATAGAGAGTGTATGATAGCGATTGAGATGTTAGAGTATTTCAAGAATACAGGCATCCTGTTCGTGTTGGAGGAGTGAGCATGGCTTTCAACAAAGGGCCAAGGGTAACTGAGTTCACTAGATGCCCCGGAAGGACACGCAAGAAGGCCAAGAACGTCTGGGTAGGCGCACAGTTCCTATTTGGACGCCCACCACACTCCATGACCATGACTCCCGGTAACGGCGTGGACACTACCGAGTGGACGATACACAGGACTGCCGATGATCCTGACCCGGTAGTCATCAATGCCCCTGCCAAGAAGGCGTATGACATACTGATTAAGATGATGAGGGAGAACCAATGAGAATCGAAAAGGACAACCTTCCTGATGCCCCTAAACCCGGCTTTGAGTACGCACTCGCTCGTTGGGTCATGCCAAGCCTTACTGTGATTAGCGACGATGGCTATGCGGGTTCCGATGAGGGAGAAACTGCTGACGGACAACCATGGGACATCAGATCATCAATCATCATAATGCAGAATGTCAGGCTTGCAGAGAATATGTTCTCCAAAGACGCACTTCCTCTCAAGTTGCCAGACAGGCATTTTGGTGTGATCGAGGTCGATACCGGAAGGGTTGGTTGGATTTCCCATGATGTGATTGCAGGAGACACTCTGGAATTGGTGGAGAAGGACTCAACGATTCTGAATTATGTGGACTCTATGCTTGAGAGAAGAGGATGGCATCCCATTCAATTGGATTTAGACGACTTGTTTGCTGTCCGAATAGTGCCGTCTGACTTCTTTGGCCCATCGCCAGACGACTTCGATGATTCGATGCCTGATTGGTTATGAGAGAGGCGGGGTTATACCGTAAACCGCGATGGACATTGGCATGAACGACCCAAAGGGAAGGGCATATGCCATAGAGAGGCGATATAGAATGCTGTCCGCACCATGGAACGAATTGATGGCTGAGATCAGAGCAGAGAGGGGGGCTTTACTCGCCACGTCTGAGTATCAAGAGTGGTCTGGGATAGAGAAGGCAGAGAAGTTAGACATAATCGACTCACGTTTGAGGATTGCAGAGGATTGGCTGTCTCGCTATGACAAGGAAAGAACCGAGGGAGTGGGCTTCCGTGTGAGGAGGTGGTTACAGTCTGCCAAGCATCTGAGTGATTCAGAGTTGGAGGGGATTCTGTGACCGATGATGAGGATGTATATGCGTATCAGGTGTGGTGTGAAGGATGCGGTGTGAGAATGACAAAGAGCAAGAGGAGAAAGAACATCATGAAGAGTAGGATGCAAGGGACTCTAGCGTGTCCCATGTGCAAGAAGTGGGAGTGGGATCCGAATGATTACTGAGGAGGATTGCATATGGGCCATCCAATTGTGGGGTGGTCTGGCGGAGGGGGGACGGTGGATCGTCCCAGACCTCGGTGTCTATGAGAGAACCGGGGAGAACCAGATAGTCCTCGTCGAGTTGTATGCCGCTCTGCCCACTCATAAGATGACAAAGGAATCTCGGACCCTGTTCGACGACCATGAGTACCTAGTCGAGTTGGGTAAGCACATTGGTTGGGAAGTGGGGCTTGCAATCGAGAAGGCATGGAACCAAGAGGGAGAGGTCTTGAACATACCAGAGGACAGGTATGGGGAGGCGGCGGTATGCTCAAAGCAATGTGGAACCATAGTCAGGATAGAGCCGCCTGAACCCGGCAAGATAATGATTCAGATAACAGATAGAAAATGCCCGACCTGTGGCAAACAAGGATTCACAAAGGCTTGGGATAATCTCCATGTGGTAATGGATGACAGAGGGGCTAGGATAAAGCAGATACTATCAGAGGAGGAATGAGCATGGGTTGGAAAGATGAAGTCAAAGTAACATTAGAAGAGGAACAATTAGGTGAATTAATGGATGAATGTTTGGCGGTCTTTGAGGGCGGTGAAATACGCGAGGAGTATGATACCGCATGGGTCAATTTCGTCATTGAGGAAATGGTTGATTCATTTTACAGAATCAAAAAACTGATCGCCAGAAGAAAAGATGGGAGAAAGGTTGTTGCGGAGATGTTCAAAATAATAGGAAAGGATTCGGAGGAATGAGATGACTAGAGAGCATGACTACCAGAACGTCATCCATGATGAAATCGAAACGACTTGTCATCCCGGTGAAGAGTTGCACGTCATAACATCGAATGCTTTTGATGGACGTATGCTCAACGTGAGAATGCGTCGTATCGTGCCATCGAAAACAGGTTGGACTGGTTATACCAAGGCCGGTTTCTTTCTGAACAGGACTGAGGCTAGGGCATTGAGAGATGCGCTCTCGGATCTAGTCGAGGATGATGACGTGTGGATTGTCGTGGAGAAGGACTCCTTGAGGGATGTTGATGAGTAAATGGGAAACCATCGACGACTTCCTGTCTGAGCATAAGTCTCTCATTCAGATGATTTGGGAGATTATCGACGACGAGGATTATGAGTCACTATCGGAGTATTCCTATGAAATCTGGTCGAAGACTAGAAGCAAGGTAAACCGCAGTCCGATTACTCATTGCTTTGATTGCATATACATCGTAGCCAATTGCACGGGCAAGAAGGTATCAGTCTCCTATCTCAAATACATAGGTCAGATGACATTGGGGAGAGGCGTGAAGGCCATGGACAGTCTTGGCAGGATCGAGGACAGGTGGTTTGTTCAAGATTGGGCTAGAGACATAATCATAGATGTCATAGGTGATGAAGAGTTGTACCAAGACTGCGTTGCATGGTGGATGAGGGATGAGGAGGAGTGACGGTTGTTGAAGTACCGATCTCTGGCAGAGACATGGAGAGTCATGACTCTGTACCGACTCAGAAACAGAGCAGAGATGGTTGCGAACAATATCCGTGCCGAGACAACAGACCCATGGTCCGTGGTTTCATTCTTCTATCCTAAGAATGGAGTGGGCAATCGCCTTAGTGATGAGGATTTCAGAGAGATATATTTTCTATTGACTGATGCGTATCCAGAGGAGGTCGAGGCTAATCCAGACCCGATCGATCTGCTCACATCATTGTCTGAGACTGTCGTCACAGAGGGACACGCCAAAGCGATTGTCGATAGGATGCACAAGATTCTGGAGGCAGACGACAATGAGGTTAGAGCATGGTTGATACGCCCTCTCTTCGATCGCATAAACAAGAGGGACTTGCATCCCTTGTTCATGCGCTTGAGCATAAGGGCCGCACCAGTCAGGCGAAGAGATGTGGTTAGAGCGTTGGGCATGGCATACGACCAACCATTCCATCATGTGAGGACATCTGTGAATCTGCTAGGTTTGAGAAACACCGTGAGAGACTTGAACATGGGGTCTTTCAATTACAACAAGATACGTCCGATTCCGAATATGCCATTGTTAATCCCATCACCGAATCTGGTTGAAAGCACGGACGCTGTGGCGTTCACTAGATGCTATGCCGAGATAGTCGAGGGAGTGTGGGCTACCTTGCATCATTCTCCCTCTGGCACAGTCGGCTTTAGTGCATCAGGAGAGGAGTTACCAGATGATGATGGATGGATGGAGCGGTGGGCTTCATCTTTGAATCTCCCAGAAGGAGTGTATTTGGTGGATTATGCAGAGCATAGGGAGAATCCCATGCTGTTGATTGATTGGCTGAACCCGGATGACCCCAAGGCAACGTACACAAAGCGCAGACGCAGATTCAATGACATACCCGCGTGGGGCATGAAATCAATGACGATGTTGGAAGCACCTTACCATGCGAGGACTCACATTGAGTCTGGTCTTCCCTTCATACTTCGCAATGCGAGGGGGATACTAACCTATGAGAATACCATCGAGGAAATCGCATTGTTGAATCCAGTATCCAAAGATCGTATCCTCCGTGTGCTATCTGGTCGAGTCATTGATTCGACAACAGGGGGTGCGCCGAGGAAGTTATGGAAACTCGGAGTGAGAGATGGTTTCGATTACTATCCTGTTTGTGAGATGGAAAGTGACTTCGACTTCAACAATTACTGTGCGTCATACAAGATGATTGATGGCGAGGCAATCAAGATTGACACGCCCTTGTTCGTCACGGTGGACATATTGTCGTCGGGATGGGGAGACATAGGCGCGTATGTCATGGGTTCGATTACAGGTATCAAGACCGATGCAGGGATTTCAGAGTGCATGGGTGTGGAGGAGATTGGATATGTCGAAGATACTGAATCAGAATGATCGTGATGTAATCATTCTCGCATCGTCGATAAGAGGGGGCATCAAGTGCGTTCAGACCACAGAGCGCAAATGTGGTTACATTATCAGACCAGAATTGAGGATACCCGTAATCAAAGCAGGAGTGTCACGAGCCTTGAACGACAAAGGCATAGAGGTCAAGAACGTGTATTCGGACACAGAAGAGATTACCAAGATACTGAACATCATCAACGGCCTAGAGGACTTGTCGAACACGACAGAGGGTCTGGAGATGGTCAGAAGATACAATGGTGTCCTGTCTCAACCAGAAACTCATGCAGACGTTGAGAACGCATTGGAATTGCTTGAAAGCGTCGGCGGGATTATAGGGTAGTCCTCACACGTCGGACTCCCATTGAGGGATTAGTTATGTCAGATATATTTAGTGAAATAGCACAGCGAACAGGAAAGACGGAAGCAGAAGTCGAAAAGGACTTCACGGGCTTTGTGGAAGGCCACTACCCAGATGCGTGGAAAGACGCTAAGGGCAAGTTAGCCAACCTTGACGATGAGGATCTTGAGTTCTTCTTAGAGTCATACAGAGTGAACAAGATTAGGGCCAGAGGGGCCTCGTCCGGCAAGGGCGAAGATTGGGTTGGCATGATTGTCGGCCATGTTTCCCTCCGAGACTTGATGTCCAAGCAGAGAGACTTAGCCACAGAGCAAGCGGAGATTGACTTGAACAACGTACTCAGTCATGGTATCAGACCATACAACAACGACAACACGGTTGGCGTTGGCAGGGTTCACTACACCGATGGGTCATGGAAGGTGTCCAATGCGGCAGATCAAGTAATACACACCGAACAGGGCGATGAGGGTAGCCTTCCTCCTTGGGCGATAGCAGTACCGAACAAGTCATACTACGTTGCACTACTAGGGCCAAAGGGACCAAAGAGAGCATCTTCCCTCAAGCGCGAGTGGCTGTTCGTCGGTAACACAGCAGACAAATTCCTAGTTGAGGGGCCGTTGCCCCCCATGAGATTGGAATGCTCCTTCGATGCGGCTGACGTGCATTTGCAGATGAACAAGCCAATCAGTTTCAAGGCAGAGGTGGGGGAGTCATATTTCAACCCAGAGGAGTCCATACTCAAGGCAAACAACATCGACCCCTCTTACAGCCTAGATTGGGTTCCCGATGCACAGAGAGCGACTGCGGAGGCTATGTTCTCTCCCGATCAGTACCTGTCCCAATTCATGGGATACGTCACCGACCTCTCAAGCGTCATGGATTACTACGAGGCCAACACCACCTATTCAGAGAAGACTGGCCGATCATACGGTCCTCTCTTTTGCATGAGGGGCGTGGTGGACTACATAGACCACGATGGAGAGCCTAACAGGTACACCGACGGAGGACACAGACACTCCATGACTCTGAGTAGCGCGGCTCTCAGAAGGGATGGCGAGAACAACCTGTGGCTCAATGTCAGCAGATACCTAGTCAATGACCATCATGCCTTCCAAGGACTGGACGATGACACATGGAGAGACTTCACAGCAGGGACACAGGTATTCGTCACCGTGCGCTCAAGCACATGGGAGTCGGACATGGGTGAGACACGCCTCAACCTAGACGCTCTCAATGTATGGCCTGTCCCAAGGAGAATACTATGGGGTCAGGATGCAGACGACGACGATCTTAGCGGCCTAGATGGATTCAGGAGTGACTGAAATGAGTAAGAAGGGTTGGGGAGAGTTGAGAAACTGGACTACCAAAGACTCACAGAGACTTGTCAGGGGTACATTCCTTGACTTCGTTAAGTGGCTCAGAGAAGGTGGCGATGAGTACCAAGTTGCTGATGACAATGGATCAGGAGGTTCCTCTAGGATAGGACACCTAGATGTGGATTACAGCAATCTCCATGTCGTGGCCGCTATACTGACTCAGGCTACGCTTGACAATTACGACAACAACAGCGATGTCATGACCAGATTTCCATTGGAGGACTTAGAATGACCGGATTCATGGACAATTGGGAGAAGAAGGACACTACTGAGGCCAAGGAGGTTAATCCTCCGGCAGAAGGTGGCAAGCCTGAGCCTCTAGCAAAGCAGATATTCGTTCAAGAGGGAGAGTACGATCCTAACTTATCAATCGAGGAGCAGGAATTGAGGGACATCGAAGCCGCAGGTGGAGATGGGTATAGTGGAGAAGGTAGTTCTCCGGCAGAGTTTCCAGTAAAGGAGGAGAAGAAAGTGACGAAGAAGACACCCAAGAAGAAGACACCATCAGCACAATGGCTGACCAAATCAGCGAACCCCGCATGGGAGCAGATAGAGGCGGCTAGGGCCAAGAATCTCATCAGCGAGAAGACGTACTACGTCTTGATGGGAATCTGGGGGCCACCCAAGTCGGGTAAGACGGGCGCGGTTCTGGATAGCCTTACGGAAGAGGAGAAGGAGGACGGTGCGGAGATGCACCACTACGATTTCGATCTGGGTGGGGAGACTACCAAGTCTGCTCACCACGAGGGCGACACAAACATCCTCGTCCTCAATCCATGGGTCATGTCATCGACTGCGGCCAGTCGAGTCCCATACGACTACCCCGCCACGTTCCAGAACACCATGGACTATCTCAGAGCGGCTGTCGAGATGGCTAAGGGTCAATTGGCATACTACAACGAGCATGGGAAGATGCCGAAGCCATATCTCAAGACCGTTGTGTTCGATGGTGCAGATCATTGGCTACACATCTGTGAGACTATCATGAAGGTGGATGACCTCAAGTTAGGGCCAGACGGCATAGCCGTAGCAGGAAAGGACGCTACCACCAAGATAGGTCGATTCAATTGGAACATCAGAAAGAGCCGATACAATTCTGCTCTGACTGCGTTGCAGGAATTGTGCAGACTAGGTGTGCATTGCTACATCATCACGCACGGGAAGACCGCATACGATAGCGGTGGCAACGAAATCATAGGTGCTGAGACAGCGCATTGGCTCAAGGACACAGAAGGTTGGCTACAACAGGTCGCCAAGTTTGAGGTGACTGAGGAGAGGGACGAGAAGGGCGAATTGACCGGAGTGTCAGAGTCCCATGCCATCATCACGCATAACCGAACGAGCCTAAAGTCCTCTGGGAGGGTCAAGGTCTTCCGACGTGACCCCGAAGGAGGAGAGTGGTACGGTTGGAAGGGACTCAGAGATGGGTCGCTAGATCATCCTGATGATGTAATTGACGAGTAGGGGGATTATCCATAGGGGGAATGGATAGTGTCGGTATTTAGTCCACCAAAGAGATACCCCGTACCGGGAAGGCCGGGACTCTTCTCTTCATACCAATGGCATCCGGGCATGAACGACGATGTGATATTGAGAGTGTCGAAGTCATCATTGGGTGATTTCGGGTTCTGCCAACAGCAGTCATTCATCAAGAGAGTCCTTGGTATCAAGTCTGAGGAGACTGAGGCTATGATTCGCGGGTCCAATGTCCATGATTCGATCGAACGCTTCTATCAAGACGTAAGCGTATCTTACGCCGCATCCATGAAGTCATACGGATTGGAGAACGTCGAGAAGTATTTCATGGAGTTTGTTGGTGAGGGCGATCCGAAGCGCGGTCCCTATGAATTGGATGAGGAACAGCACTTGACGAAATACATGAAACTTGAAGCAGAGCGATTCATGAATTGTGCTGACCCTCACTTCTTCCTTCCGATTGGCAATGAGGTAAGTCTGGACGCGGTTGTCACCATAGAGGGACAGTTGGTTCACCTCACAGGAATCGTGGACAGGTTGTTCGCTGATGCCGAGGGAATACCTCATGTTCATGAGTTGAAGACGGGTATGTGGAAAGACCACAAGCCCTCAAAGTGGAGTAACATGAGAGAGGAGATGGCATACTATGTCATGCTCTTGAAAGAATGCGACCATGAGGTTCTGGGTGGTCTGGAGTGCGAACGATGGGGGTGGGACCACACAGGAGGCTATGCGTCTAAGGAGGGCGAGGAGCCGGACGCGGTGTGGCGTGGCGTGGAGGCCGTCCGACAGAAGGACATGGACTCCATGATGGACAAATTGAGATTACTGGTGAGGACGTATAACCAATACAAGGGCGATTTAGATGGTAGGGCCTTTGCATTGATTGATTTCTGGAGAGCGCAGGAGGTCATTTGTGAGCCTTGGTGCGATCTCAAGGGATATTGTCCTCGTTATGAGAAGATTCTATGGCCCTACCCTCAAGAGGGCTAGGTATGTCGCACTTGTTTGCGGACTTCCCACGAGAAGTAAACATGAGGACAAGGAAGGTTGTCCGCAACATGGCAGAGTTGCAGAGGTACATAGACAGCATGAACGGGAGGGACAATCTGACCACGACAGTCTATGGTTTCCGTCATTTGAAGACCAAGGGGAACCGATGCGAATACTCAACGGCAATCGTGCCACACTTTGTCATCGACCTTGACAAAGGCAGGGCAGAGGAGGTGTTGCCAGAGGGAACTGAGGACGAGTGGGGCGAGAGATGCACCCGTGACACCCTGACACTTACAGAGCATCTCAAGAAGGAAGACATACGTCATGCGACATGGTACTCCGGCGGTGGATTCCATATCTGGGTCATGCTATCTGAGATACACACGTTGCCACCGGACGAGTTGGCTAACTTGCTATTCTCTGGAAGGGTAATTATCAACAAGTGGATTAAGAACATGGATTTGGTCACAATCGATCCTGTTGTGTCATTCAGGCCCGACAGGCATATCAGAATCCCAAATTCATACAATTTCAAAAGGAAGAAGTGGTCTATACCAGTCTCCACCAAGGATTTGCAGGATGGTTGGGCTTCAATCAGCGATAAGGCAGAAACGCAATCAGGTGGCATGAAGGCATACGGCAAGAATGGCTTGGAAATCGAGATTGTCAGTCATGACCCAAACATGACAGGACTGACAGGATTGTTTCAAAAGTTCGACGCGGCGGAAATTGGGGTATCAGCAAGGAACCTAAATGGGGTTCCGATACTCCCGTGCCTTGACGCCGCTTGTTGCACCAAGGGTAGCAACCCTCCACACAAACCACGATCGTACCTCATGATGTACCTCATGGACTACAAGAGGGACTTTGCTAGACCGCCACATGAGAGCAAGGTTAGCAATGCAGAGGTAGTCCAATGGACCCATGAAGTGATAGCAGGTTTGGAGTGGGCAGATTACAACCCAAAGATTACTCAGCAGATGCTCGTTCATGGTGCAAGTAAGCATTACCTAACGCCTTCCTGTGCGAGGATATATAGCGAAGGACTTTGCCTTGGCAAATGCCCTATGTTCGATGGTAAGGGAGTGGAATGAATGAGTGAAGACAAAGACATAGATGAGATAAGAAGAGAGAAGGCGGCAAGGCTACTAGCCGCGTTTGACAGCGAAGATCCAGAACAAGCAGAGGCAATACGGGAGGCGATGCCGTGGTCGATAGCGGTACACAAGGATAGGCCCACAGATTTTGAGGTTAGATTGGAGGGTAAGGTCATAGCACTCACTCAGAGTGAGGAGTGGGCGAAGTTGGTTGTTGAGTTGATGAATCGACTTTTACTTGCCGAACAAGCAGGGGTCGGTTGGCCGTGACCAAGGTTCTCTATATTGACAATCGTGAACGCTCAGGCCTTGAGGATCTCGTCAAGAAGTATTGTGATAAGAAGGGACTCTCCTATGTAATCAACCAGAACATGATTACTGACTACGCATTTGCAAGTGTCGGCATCGAGGCAAAGAGCATATCCGATTACATGAGCAGTCTGTATTCGGGTCACTTGGAGAGGCAATTGCAGAATCTCGATGATAACTACAACCAATTTGCCTTGGTGGTGTGGGGGTCGCTAGACCAATACATAACGAAGGCGAGGAGAGGTGGTCGGAAGACGAGTTACCCCAAGGTGTTCGGCTCATTCTATGGGTCGATAGCGAGATTCCACAATGACTACGATGCCAGTATCCTAATCATGCCTGACAGATCATCAGCCGCTCGGTTCATCTGCAAGCGTTTTGAGAAGCATGGCTCACTCAGCGCACCCACGACCTATCGTCTGCTTCGTAAGACGGCATCAGAGGACAGGAGGATAGACATCCTCAGAGCCGCAGGGTGTAGCGAGGCAATAGCCAAGCGACTCCTTGCTAAGTTCGGCTCAATCTCAGAAATCACATCATGTTCTCCGAAGGAATTACAAGCGGCGGAGGGTGTTGGCAAAATCCGCGCCAACCGAATCCTACTCTGTCTTAACAGCGAGGAGCCGGTTGCTGATGAGAAAGTAAAGATGAAGAGGGCTTGAAATGATAGAGAGGGGGTTGGCTTCGACAAGAAGGGAGTGGAATGATTACAGCGTGGTAAACTCTCCCTATGAGGGCAGTAACAAACTCAGGCAGTACGTCGAGAGGTTCGACACTCTCTCTTTCTTCAACCAGTATGCAGGGATGCTCTCTTACTTTTACATCCTTGGACAGATGCTCGCTCCATATGTGAGGATACCAATACACGGTGCTTACATCGACTCCCGACTTCATGTCTTCTGGATACAGGCCTCAAGATCAGGGAAGTCGATAGCATACGAATTCACAGCCAAGATATTGAAGTTGTGCGGCATAGAGAGCGAGAAGTTTAGTGCGGGGTCAGACTCCAAGTTGATTGGTTCCGTAATCGAGACTCCGAAAGTGGATGAGGATGGGAAGAGAGTGGGAGGGGTTGATTTTGAAGTGGTTCCCGGTCTTTTGAATGGCTACAAGACTCTGCTGTTCGATGAGGGTAGCATACTCCTTGATGATTCCAAATCGTATTTCAGCCAGAAGATTCTATTCTTGCAACAGGCCATGGCTCCCATCGGTAGCGAAACCAACGTGCTTGTCAATCACTTGAAGGGTGCGTCGATATACACGCCGTCTGGAATCTCCCTATGGGCTACTACCTTCCCACCAAAGGACATCATGCACCACGTTCTTGAGAAGGGGTTCTTCCAGAGAGTGTTCCTGTACCAGAATGATGTCAATCTTGAGACACGGCAGACCACTAGCGAGCATCGAATGTCTGGTGTCTATGTTCCGGTTCCCGAACAAGTCTGGTCGTTTGAAGAAATATCCAATTGGATTATCAGCATGAGGGATGATGTCAGGGACAGGCTATTCACCGTGGCAGGAATAGACCAAGACCAATGGGACTCCATGACTGAGGAGGAGAGAGAGGAAGTCGCTGTGAACCACAGCCATATGCTGTTTTCGATAGGGCCTAACTACCACGCCGCTCTGTTAAGTGCGGTTGATGACTACTACGATCTTGTCAAGACGGTATCGGATGGCAATGTGAGAGAGACTGCAATATCCTTCTTGCCAAACGTCGAGAATTACACTATCATATTCAGCAACATGATTGCTGTTACCATGGGTTCTAACGTGATTACTGCGGAACACATATCCATGGCATCAGAGGTAATCTATGACAACCTCCACAATCTAATCATATGGTTGGAACAGAAGCGAGACTACAAGGCATCTAGGGAAAGACAGGCTGATGTCAGAGCATGGAAACAGGCGTTCGCGGGTTGTAAGAGACAAGTCCACGATCGCACCAAGAAGGAGGTTGTGAGAAAGACCGAGTTACAGGCTAGATATGCCGCGCTCAATGCTGTAAGCGTCAAGACCGCCGAAAGGAGACTAAGCAAACTCATCGAGAACAAACTGTCGGTCATGGTTAAGGAAGGGAGAAACGTGTACGTTTCCTTGGAGGTGTGATTGTGTCATTGTATGATTGGATGACAGTAAACAGAGTGATTGCCTATCGGGTCTTCTCCTCCACCGATGCTAGTGATTTGCCAGAGGGGTGGCAGAAGCCCAGAGAGTTCTCATTGGACGCCGCCGCTTTCTTTGATGGGAAAACGATGTCGATATTCACCGATCTGACTGGTCGAATTCTGATTAATAAGAAGAAGACAATAACACTCCCGCTTAAGGAATTGCAGAGTTGGTTGGACAATAGGATTGACTCAAGTGTAACACTTGTCGGTTATGGCAACGAGAAATTCGATCATGCCTTGCTAACTCATAAGCATAATGTGAAAGGCAACCCTGTCGATTTCAGCGAGATGGTCAGCGAGGCATCGAAACTTCACTATGGGGATTATCCTCGTAGGTACGACCTGCGAAACCTATCCACTCTGAATCGCAAGAAGCAGACAGCCATCACTCATCTCTCATTCATGCTCAAACCCATTGCGTTGATTTCCGAGTGGCAGAGAGGAATGATGCGTAACGTGTTGAGAGTCTTGGCCGCAGAGGTCGAGTTGATTGCCGGTTTATACAAGCACATGATGGTGAAGGAGGAAATCAGAATAACTGATGAGAGGACTGAGCGTCCTGTCACCATACCATGTCAGTTTGTCCGATCGAATACTTTCGCGTTTGAGGAGGAGTGACATGACTTGGACTTGTGACAATCCAAGATGCAAGAAAGTGATGAGGGGCTTTAGGAATGGTCGAACCCATTGTCACATCTGCCGCAGAGTCCGCCAGAGGCAGAAGGAAAAGAAGACATGGAACGGTAAGCCTATCTCTTAGTCTCGGCTCTTGAGCCACCTGCACCTAGTTGTCTCCTCATCTTGGGTCGGACGTTGCCACGCTTCTTGTTTCGACTGTATATCTGGCGCGTTCTCCTTCGTTGAATCTTTCTGCTCTGGTTGTGCGTCTTTGCTTTGGCTTGCCTCTCTGCTCGCCCGCTAATGGTGTTCCTTGAGTAACCTCTGAACTTGCCCTTCTCCTCTGACTTGTCATCCGATCTCCTGAACATCCCCTTTTGATCCTCAGTCATTTCACTATACGGAACGCCTGTCATTCTCATGGCACAACTTTGGCAGAAATCACTACCGCGCATTGCGGGTTTGTCTATGCAGTTCTCACACATGGGATCGTCTTTTACTAACAACCATGCTTTCTCAAACAGACTCATGCTTCCACCTTCAACCTTGGCTTCGCCTTCTTCCAGACATCACCGCACAGGGGACATTCCCATAGAAAGATTCTGTCTCTCGATCCAGCATAGAAGCCATTGATTCTTATCGCTAACACACGGTTCTCACACTTAGGACAGTCTTGACTTATCTTGTCACGGTAATGGTTAGTCTTCATCCAGTATGCCCCGCATGAACATAGGAGATTCTAACATGAGTCGGTGTGCCTGTGTAACCAAGAGAGCCATTGACAGTAACTACGTTAGCCGATATGGTGTAGTCTAGCCCTTGTATGAGAGTGGCGATGAAGCGTGGCGTTCCCGACTTATACATGACTACCTCAATGAGTTTGGTTGATGCCTCATCCTGAGAACCGAGAGGGCTGTATTCCAATGTGAAGTTCTTCTGCGCCCCTGTGTATGTTCCTGTCAGTATGGATGTCCTGTGTGTCGGCGTTATCTGATATGCCCCACCTGTCCCTGCTTGGTTGATTCTCTGATCGGACTGATAGAACAGATGTGTGCCGCCGCTACCGTCAGGGTGGTCGCCAAGTCCCGCAGGGTCACGGGCGAAGATGAATCCTAAGTCAGTAACAGGTAGGTTGGCTGTATTGTCCCCGGAGATGAAATTGTTCGCGGGCATTGCCGCGTTACCTGATGCGTTCACCAATGCAGAGACTGGTATTGGCCCCGGCCTGACGAAGACTCTCTTGTCTTCAAGAGATGCAATTCTCACCTCGTTGCCCGCATAGTGCAGACGTGCTGATGCGAGGACGATGGTCTGGCGGGCGAGGTGGGCGGAGGGGGATTGGGGGTAGGCCCCACTCGACGTGTCTATGGCGTTCCCATACACGAAGCCTATGTTCCCCGTGAGGGTGGGATCGAAATACACCAAGAGGATTCTCTCGTGGTTGGCGGAGAGGGTGGGGGCCGTGCTACTGTTGTATGTGGCATACTGAGCCGTGACCGTGGCGGCATTGAGAGTCTGCGAGCCTATGGAATAGAACATACCATCGACGAGGATGGTCCCTGCCGCGATGACGATGGACTGGTTGCCTGATGTGGAGCAAGCGCAGTTGCCAGTCTGAGATGCGTTGCGCGAGCCTGAGTTGTAGTCGTTGCTGACGATAGGCACGACACCGTTCATGAGTCCGCGCTCGTTGAAGTTGGTCAGCGTGGGACTGGCTAGGACATCCGTGTCTCTCAGCCCGTCTGATTGGTATGACTGGTTGGCTGTCTCATGCCCTTGCCCTAGCCCTGCCATCAGTCACACCTCCTGTCAGGACTGACAGGTTTTTCCTGAGATTTGGGCGGCGGCGAAATTTTTGACATTCAACGCACCTCCATCAGGACATCCACGCGAACCTCGTTCGTGCTGTTCTTGTCTATGGGTAGGAAGGTCGCTCGGTAGGCAGGGGTATCTAGTGCGGTGTCACCATGCAGGGCCACCTCCTTGATGCTCTGGGAGGATGTCTGTTGCGTGTCGAAGTTAGCGGAGATTGCGATAGTCCTGTCGTCTATCTTGGTGACTTGGGGGGTAACTGTGATCTGTGGCGTCCCCGCCCCCCCGTCCCTGCTCGACGCATCCCCTCCGTTGGAACCGAGGGTCATGCGAGTGACTAGACTAGAGAGATGATCGGTCAAAGCGGACTTCAAGGAATCTAGCACCGGCATCATTTCACCTCGTAATACAGGCTCTTGCTCGTGCCGATGGCCCGCCCTCGCTTGTTCCCGTCACGCACACCGATTTTGCCCATCCCATTAGTGTGTTTCGCCCCTATAATGAATCCTGTATTGCTGACGCTACGCACAAATACCTTGTGGACTGCAACCACATTGATGCCGCTTGACAATGACACTTCTGCTACATCGACCACCTTGCCCGCCGCATCGTCTAGTGGACTGGCGTTACCTGATACTGCTTGTAGGTCGGACAGTATGCCCTCTATGCCCTTGTCATACTGTGCCACTATGAAGTCGCTAGTGGATTGGATGTAGTTGTGAGTCGCTTCAAAGACCATGTATTCTCCACGGAGGCCATGCATGGGCAGGTCGATGTTGATTATCTCACCGGGCTGAACCATGGATGCTTTGATGGCTCCGCTAATTGTTATGAGAGGTGCGCTGTTCTCGGATCGTGACAGTATGGACTTGGCGAGTTTCAATGCCTCGCTGTTGGTCTTGAGTCCGGGTATCTCTTGTCTCAATGTCCTGACTAGGTTGCTACTTGCTCCCTTGCTTGCCTCCTTCTTCATCCTCTCCAAGTCCTTTACGACGACAAAGACCCTTTCGTTCTGGGCCAGTTGGTCGCCCACAATCACTATCTCATTCGGAGAGTCAAACATCTTGCTCGCAGTTACACTACGGATTGCACTACCCATGCCGAAGGTCATGCCCTTGTTATTGAATACGTTCGATGAGTAAACCATGGCTCCGTTCTTCTCATTGATTAGTTGCTTGCCATCTATCTGGCTTAGGTTGCGTATAACCTCCATGACATTCAGGCCCTTCGTCTTGCGAGCGGTGAAGATAGCAGAGTGGTCGGACACGAGGCGGAGGGAGGGGTGGGCGTCGAGGGTGGATGAGATTTCCCTGTCCTTCCCTAGCAAGGCACTCGTCGGGGTCACGTTGAAGCCCGCTAGGTCTGAGCCGGAGTCATCCAGTAGCATCATCGCGGCGTCGCTAGTCCTGACGCCTATGTATCCCTGCTGTCCCATTAGGATCGGACCCTGTGACAGTCCGAAGTCTGTGAGGCTGTCAGCCTCTATGTTCCTGAACAGCAGGAAGGTGGATAACTCGTCCTTCTCCACACCGGCAATCCTCAGAGCCGTGTTCTTCTGGTCGAACAGGTAGGGTGGGAAGTCGGTGTCGGTGACTTCCTTGCCGTCGAATCTGATTGCGGTGATGGAGGGGGATGATGTCGATACGAGGGCCGAGGTCTTGCCGTTGTCTATGATTAGTGGCCTCTGGTTAATCATCATGAAGTCCGTCGGGTCATACTCCAACAGGCCTCTATAACCGAGAGTGGTCTGCTTGACCGCATCATTGGTGACATCGTACCTGTGCCATGTCGCGGACACCTGCTTGGCTAGGGTGATTGCATTGTCGATGTATGTCGGAGACACCAGATGAGGCGTGGTGAGTGATCGTATGTCGGAGATGGCAGATGGGCTAGTCACCGTCGTGTATCTGAGTATCTGTCCCGTCAAGTCCGATACCCCGGTGCTGTTGGTTATCCCTGTGAGTTTATTCTTGCTCTTGCCTGTGTATGTCACCTTGCCCTTGCCCACTATGAACAGAGTGCCAGAGGCGGGCAACAGAGATGCGTCCTCAAGGAACACGTTATTGTTGGAACCCGCGTGTTTCGTGACTTTGAACTGTGGATACAGTCTCATGGTCGAATCCATGTGGGTGTGCGTCACCGCATCTGGTGTAGTCTGCTTCACGAAGTCACCGCTAATGCCTGTCCCCTCTGCTCTATACCTTGTCTCTGACTGGTGCAGGGACTCGCCTCCACCCGGATGCGTAGTCTGTGAGTATCGTGCTTCTATCTCTGGGTTGAACTCCCCATCGACAGTCTTGCGGACAGCATCCGATTTGAAGAATTGAAGCATAGATGCACTAGGTAGCAGGTGGAACACCGCATCGTGTTCATTGGCATCGGGATATGTGATTTGGAATATTCCCTCGGCGGTCGATATGAATTTCAAGTCACCTAGATTCCTCTCCATGTTTGCCTCAAAGACACCATACCTGTTGTCTCTAGTGAATGCCTGATGCTCAAGGTCAGCATCTCCGTATGATGATCTAGCACCCATCAACCAACCGTCTTGCTGTATGTCAGAAGCAAAGCCGAAGAGTTTCAATGGGCGAACGGGTCTTACGAAGTAGTCAATGGACTTCCTTCTCTGGTTAGATGTGGTGGCGTTTCCATCCGTGCCAAACACGTCCGTGGTCAATGTTCCTTCCTCTGTCCTGTTGAGATACGTCTTCCTCAGAATGTACGTCCCACCCCATGGTGGCAAATCAGCAGAGCCACGGACAGCCCAATAGTCCATGCCATGAGTCTTGGATGCAATTAGCAAATCAGGATTAGTGGGTAACGATACAGTCGCTACCACGACAGCACTCGATCCTCCTTCATTGACAACGATGGTCGGCGTGGTTGTGTAGCCTGAACCACCTGCGCCTATGCTCACCGATACCAACGGCCCTGTCGAACCCAATACTGCTGTTGCCGTCTGTGCAGTACCTCCTCCTTTCAAGTGAGTCGTAGGCAGGGTTATCGCAGGGGCAGAAGTGTATCCGCTTCCTCCGTTGTTACCAATCGTCACGGCTGTTATAGTGCCTGTCTGAGTATGCCCACTTGCCAATGAAGCCGTCAGCGATTCTCCTGTGCCACCCGGAGCAGAGACAGATGGCGCAGAGGTGTATCCATCTCCTTGATTATTGACCGTGACTGATATTATCTTGCCATTGGTTGTCGCCGCACTTACGTCTGCTACTACGTTTCCTGAATTGGCAAAGCCAATATTATTTCCACCGGCATATGCCGATTGTCCGTTCAAGAATAACTGAACTGTTTTTGTCCCTCCTGATGTGAATCCTGCACCGGCATTGCTTATGTGGTAGGCGTTGCCTCCCGCACGAATGTAATATTTGCTACCGACTTTTTCATAACCTATCCTGACAGTCGCAGGTGTCTGTGCGGCAGGGCTTGTCTGATTGATTGTCATAGTAAGAGTGCTTGCGGGTATTGTCGGTGTACCCAATTGCGCCCCCGCGTTTTGGGGGTTGGGATTCAAATCGAAAACGGTGCTACCACTTGTAAAGGTGAAAGCACGACCATGACTAGAATCTGATATTGTAAAGGTGTGATTACCTACGCCACCGGATGTATTCTTTCCAGAGTAAGTGATGAAAGCACTTTGAACACCATCTTGCAAATACAATGTTCCCGTCGAAGGCCATGCCGAGATGTCTTCATTGACGGCTAAGGTTGAGCCGAACGAGTAATCTGAACGGAGCGGAGCGTTAGATGTGGGAGTATGATTCCCATCCAAAGTCAGAGTGTTTATGTTCGTACCCGATATGTCTATCTCATGCTCTTGGGAAGTTGGGTTAGAAATTGTCGCACCGAATCCAATCGTTGCGGTGGCGGTGGCGGGGACTGAATTGTGGCTCGCGTTCGGTGAGCCTATTGTTAGACTGACCGTGCTTGAGTTGAAACCCGATCCTCCGTTGCCAATCGAGATGGTGTTGCTGATTGGTCTGCCATCGTTGGTAATCGTGTATGTGGCAGTCGCGTTACCCGCAATCGTGCATGAGTGCGTCCCCACTCCACCCACTACATATTGACCATTGGAGCCTGATACGGTGGCACTAGCGACGTTGGTGCTAGTAGTGTAAGTCCCTGTGAATCCTGTCCCACCACCACCACCTGTGAACCCTAGTGTGCCGCTTGGGAATTGATAGCCAGAACCTGCATTGCTTATCGAGAGTGAAGTTACCGCCGCACCACCATCGCCCTTGTCATCCTTGGTGTCTGGACTCCATGTGGGTAGTGAGTATGGATTTGAGATGGTTTGACTCGTAGGGCTTCCGGGGTTTATGGTCATGTTATGCGTACCAAACTTGGAGTTTGAGACAAAGGATGGCAAGACAGGGAAGTGCTGACCGACAATCAAATCGCTATGCAGAGAAGCGGCTTTCGTTGATGTTATCACATACTCGATATTCTTGTTGTTCTGCCTCTCGTTCTCAGTCTGTATGACGAATCCTAGACGTGGTTCGGTTCTGGATTGCACTTGCCTATGATCGCTTATCTCGGACAACGGGATGCCTAGTATGTTGTTTATTGTGGAGTTGGTGTGAGTCCCTATTCCCCATCCAGTCGTGGGGTAGTGGATGTTTGCTGTGCTTGAGTGGTCGATGGCAGAGGCGTTGGTGTGTAGCGCATTCCCCTTGAGATGATGGAAGCCACCTGACACTCCGAACTGCGTGGAACTAACCGCAGACTCGGAATCACCTTGGGAGTATGAGTTTGAGCCTGTGTATTGAACTAAGTCGATGAAAGGGTCTGAGCCTTTATTCATCGGTATTGCCTTCAAAGGCTCATTTGCTCCCTTGTCCGGGTCGGTCTTGGGTTCCCACATCCCGGCAGGTAACGCTGTCGGTTTCACAAGACCCGCAGACTCAACCCCTAGCGTCAGCCCTATCCCTATTGGTTGCTCTGAGGTGAGTGGCTTGGTGTTGCTTCTCCTTATCACGCTTGAGAATGGGGTTGATTCTGCTGTGTGTGCAGTCGTAATCAGTCCTATTGGCAGACTTCTCTCGACCCCGTTGTAGTTCGTGGGGAATCTCCAAGATGAACCGTAGGTAGTTGCATCGGGTATCTTGTTTACCGAGTCGTGAACTCCTCCATCGAATCTAGCACTACCGAAGACGGGTTGCAGGTTGGTATCTGCCTCAGTAGGATCTCCTGATAGCATATTCAGAGCATCAGAACTTGTTCGGAAACCCCACGCTCTGACAGGTAGTCTTCTGCTGAAATCATATGCGACCATATTGTCCACGACAATCTCATATTCTGTGAACGATACACTATCTGAATCAGTATCATATGATATGGTTGCAGATAGTTTCTCTGGTTGTATGCCATCCCCTATCCCCTCACCTCGACTATATCTTATGCGATCATATTCTTTGGTGAGTCTCAGAGTACCTTGTGCTTCCCTATGTGTGGTGTGTCCCATATATACTGCGTTAGCAGAGCGCATACCATCCACATTCTTCTGTCCCGATGCGTTCAATGCATTGTATCCGAAGTTCTGCAACCATTGTGTGATGTATAGTCTCTCAAACGGCAGAGCGTTCTCTGCTTGTGCAGTAGTAGTGGGGTTGGAGTGGTTCCGTAGGTACAGACTTCTCGTGGGTGGGTAGTTTAGGGAACGAGGCGTCCCTGCCTCCCTGTATCTGAACGTCAAATAGTGTTCACGACTGGTTCCGAAGAGGGCCGGATGGCTGTATTCAGCAAGCCAATGACATAGGAATGCATCAGGGACGCACCCGGTCCCGGTGTTGTCCTTGTCGAGTAGTGCAAAATCACCAAAATCTGTGTTTATACCGGCGTTATCGTTGGCAGGGTTAGCCGTTCGTGCCGCCATGTTGAGATATTCTGGGTCGTGACAGAGCAGAGGAGGGACAGTTCCTAGTTCAGTACCAGAACGTGGTACTAAGACGCCTTCTTCCAATCCCAATGAGAAATAATCACTCGATCCTGTGTCTATTACAGGGGCAATTGGGCGTCCTGCGGAGAGTGTGTAGTCATCAATCAAAAACCCGTTCAGTATAATTTCACTAGACGTGTTATAGCGACTTCCACCAGTCAAAGCGTTGGCAAAAGTGAGCCTAGTTGGACCCGAAGTTGTGGCATCTTTGCTCGGTGCGGCCCTTCTGACGAGGTGTCCTGCACCGTCTGTCTCAGTCTGCTCCTGTCCCGGTGCTACGAGATAATCCAAATCCGTTCTGGGAGTGACTCCTGAGTGAGCGGATTGCTTGATGTCTGGCAATCTGAAACCATCTAGTTCGGCTAGTGGGAGGCCATCAGATGCAAAGGAGCCTGTTGCTCTGTACCCTGACTCCACCTTCGTGTCCAGAGAGTCCAACTCAAAGACCGTGGAGGAGTTTGATGACTTAGCAGAGCCAAAGCCGTGGTGCTTGTGTTCTGTCTCTGCTTCAAACAGCAACGAATACGAGGAGCCATGGCTTCTGTGAAGTTGTCTCCTCATGGCGTTGGGTGTGCCTCTATGGGTCATTGGAGTGACAAACGAGTGGCCCTGCCTTGCGAAGCGTAT